CATATCATATGGTAATGAATCTGTACCTACTGCAAAGCTTGGAATACGAGGTATATTAATTCCCATACCACCCATTTTAGGAACCCAATCAGGTATTTTAATCTTGTTAATTCCTGCTATAAATCCATTCAATCCACCGATTATAAAATTAATTGGTGCTTTTGCTATTGCTTTCATACCTTCCCAAATGCCCTTGAATATACCAACTATACCACCCCAAGCTTTTTTCCAATTGCCTGTAAAAACTCCGCTTATAAAATCCAATATACCGTTGAAAATCGGTTTTAATGAATTATTCCAAAGGTTTCCTATTGTACTAAAAACAGATTTTACTGCCCCACCTATTATACTAAATGCTAATTTCCAAGCAGGCACCATTATATTTTGTATATAAAACATCAGCACCATAAAAACAGGTTTTAAAACATAATTCCATGCCCAACCCATTAATGTAAATGCTCCTTTTACAACGTCTCCAATAGTACTAAATACCTTTTGAAATAATGGCATAAGAGTATCTCTTATAAAAGGCATTATATAACCTTCAAAAATCTCTTTAGTTTTAGTTTGTATAAAACTCCATGCAACATCTATAAGATTTCTAAAACCTTCTATATTATTGTAGGCTAATACAAATATTCCTATTAAAGCACCAATTGCGAGTATAACAATACCTATCGGACTTGTAATAAATGCCATAACTGTTCCAAATGCACCAGTTGCTCCCGTTGCAATGCTAGTTGCTAAAGTATAAGCACTAATTGCTAATGTATATATACCAAAAGCTAAAGCAGCTGCTCCGATTCCTAATCCAAGAGGTATTAAAATATCTGAATATTTTTTAATCCAATCAATTCCTATACCAATTCCATCAGATACACCTTGTATTGCAGTTTTAATTAATCCAAAAGCGTCTTGCATAATTTGTTTAATAACAGGTATATTGGGTTGAATCCAATTATATAAATTAGTAAATGCTGGCATCAGATAGCTTTTAAATATGTCTACTGAACCTTTTACAACTGTGCTTATACCATCAAATGCAGTCTTAAAAGTTGATTTTATAGCTGGCATGTTATTAGATACCCACTCAAGCAACCCTTGCATCATTGGCATTACACTTGCCCCTACATTTGTAACTACTGCACTTAAAGACCTTTTTACCTGGTCCATACTGTCTGTAAATTTTACAGAAGCATCTATTGTTTCATCACTCAAAACTAATCCCAAATCATTTGCTTTTTTTCTCATTTCTTCTACCGAACCAGCAGCACCATTTATTAAAGGAGCCAGTTCACTAGCACTTTTACCTAACAAGTCATTTGCTATACTTGATTTTTTAGCACCTTCTGGCATCTTTTGTAATGCTACAATAGTCTCATTAAACATTTGCTCTTGTGATTTTAATTTACCTGTGCTATCTTCTGCGCTAACTCCTAAATCATCAAAGGCTTTTGATGCTAGTTTATTACCCTCGTTTGCATCAACCATAGTATCGCTTAATTTTTTGAATCCACTTTGTAAAACTTCAATCGACATACCCGATTGACTAGCAATAAAATCAAACTCCTGAAAACCCTTTCGGCTTAATCCGATTTTTTGACTTAACTTATCAATCCTATCTCCTGCCGCTGCGCTCTTAGTTGCTAATCCTAATAATGCAGCAGCTCCAACTCCAACTCCAGCAGCTAAACCTACTCCAAACTTAACCGCACTCCCTACACCTTTTACAAATGTTTTCCCTAACCCTTGTGCATTTTTACCAGTTTTTTGTATGCTTTTATCTGCGTCCGAACTGTCAACCATGATTGACCCAACTAATTTAAACAAATTCATTTTTTCTCAACTCCTTTCGTTTCAAAGGACCTTATTACTTTTTCCATTTCTATATCTATATCTTCATAACTTATTTTTGTATGATTTTGAACCCTTAACTTGTTTTTATAATCTTCGAGGGATATATAAGATTCTTTATCCATGTTAGGAAATTGCAATGCCCACAATTTATATAATTCTTCATCTTGTTTTTTTTCGTAAGCACCAACTAACAGTTTAGTTATATTTTTAATTTTTATTTTAGTATTAGAAGTCATTCCATAATTGCTATACAATAAATTAATTGTCTCGGCATAACCTATTCTATAGCTGACTTGAAAAAATCAATGGCTTCTTTATCTGTAAAAACTTCCTTTACTACTTTTATTGTTTTTCCAAAACTTTGTTTTTTAACTTCTTCAATTTCTGAACCTTGGAATATAGCCACTATTTCAAATATTTCTTCTTTGATTTTCCCAGAGTTTTTTAATACATGCTTAAATATATCTATTCCCAATGCTTTCTCGTCTAGTTTTTTTGTTTTATTTTCTTTACCTATTTTTTTTACATATGTGTCTAAATCTAATTTATCGTATAATACAACTACTGTTGGCAACATATCAAATAATTGTTCGCTATTTATCATAATATCCTCCTAAAAATAAAGGATAGAAATCAATCTACCCTTTTTTACTATGCTTCTACTATTGCCGCAATATCTTCTATTTTATATAAGTTACTTTCATCACTAAGGGCATCCCAATGTGCATTAAATTCTAGTTCAACTTCACCCTCACCTTTTGGCGCTGCCTTGAATCCAAAACTACCTTCGTGCATTGCATTGTAAAGAGTAATCGCCTTATATGTGCCTTTGATAGTTTTGCAAAACATTGTTACATTTTTAAGATAAGCACCCTCTTTTAACGTTCCTATGCTCTCGCTACCACATGTTAAAGAATAAGGTGTTGTAGTACCGTCTCCGTCTAACTGTGCGTAAGGCATTGCAAGTGCTAACGTAGATATGCTTGTATCTAATACAGTTACCTTTAAACTTGCATCAATTTCCTCATATACTTGCATACCCTTTGTTTTACCTTTCATGCCATCATATTCAATGTCACGAATTTTTCCATCTGCGGTAAATTCTCCACCACCTCTACTAGGTCCTAATCTTTCAGCACCAATTTCGCCATAATTTGCTATTACAATACCATAATCAATCTGTACATTATCTATCTGTTTTTGAGTTAATGCCATCAATAATCCCTCCTAATCAAATTGCCTGCGTATGAATATTTTCTATGTTTAATGTCTTTGTTATCATCTTCTACCGTTAATCTATTTTCTAAGAAAAAAGTCACTGTAATTAAGTCAGTGCTAAGCGTTTTCTTATCTAATGCTTTTAAACTATCCATTAATAATTCTACTGGCATTGGGTCTCCTGCGGTGTTGCTATCCCATCCATCAACTTCAAGTGTTACCAGTTCGCCACCCTCACCATCCGGGTACATCTGCAAGTCATATTTTAAGTAAGGGAATACTGCGGTTTGTGGCGCTTGATTAAAATACACTCTTGGATGTAGACTTTTCAAGAATGGATTTAAGGCTTTTCTTATTTCAATCATCTAATCATCATCCCTTTCAGTACCTTCTGCTTCATTTATTAAACTAGCGTAACTATCACCATCAATTGCAGATAAATATTGGCTTTCAATACGAACTATTTCAGCTATATTTTCCATTGTTGTTCCTTTTAGAAAACTTCTTTGAGGTTGGTTTAATGTTCCTAGTTCCTGTTGTACCCCATACCAAGTATTCGCGTGGATTCCTATTTGTAAGTCTCCCTCACGTTTCCTTAACCAATACCCTATAGAGTTCTTTGCTCTTTTACCTCTACGCAACCCCGGTAACTTTTTAATTTTACCCGTCATTTTGTACCTTAACATTCTGCTAACATCTCTAAGCGCTGCCCTTGATAACTCTTTGATGGTATAGCTTGCTTGGTCTATATTAGAGGTATAAGTTAAACCTTTTTTGTTAATTTTCATGTTACTTTTTGGTAGTGGCAAATTAAACCACCGCCAANGCTGANACTTCAATAAATTGNTCNCCNTATTTAATATTATCTAAAGAGGTTATGTCAAAATAAACCCCTCTAAATAATATCCTCATAGTTTCATCCATTTCAGTAAATCTAATTTTAAATTTAACTGTTTTTTCTGCTTGAGTTTGTGCTGCAATAAATTTCTCATTGCCATGCAAATTAGTAACCGCCGCCCACATGTTTTTATAAAATACCCAGGACTTAATTGAATCACCTAATTCATTTTCGCTATCAACTAGCATCTCAATAACTATTTTTTTATCCAATACTGGATGTTTTAAATCTTTAACCAACTATAATCACCTCTGATTCCATAACCTTAATACCCTCTTGCAAAGATAAGAATAATATGTCTGTTGCAAAGTTACCTTGATAAAATTCAAGCGCATTATTAACAGTATATCTGCAATAATCTAATAGTAATTGTTTTGGTAAATCATCTTCATTAAAATCAAGGGTAGTACCTGTTAACCTACACAGATACTTTTTACCCCTCTCAATTAAAGCACTGACCGTTATATCTTCATCATCTGTTTTTATATAATCTTTTACTTCATCAAGTAGCATTTAATTCACCTACTTTTTTTCTTTTATTTCTTTTAGCAATATTCCATAACCCGCTTTATTTATTTCATCAAATCTTTTCTTTGTTATTTCAACTACATCTGTGACATTACAAAGAGCCTTGTCAAGTTTATCAACAAAGGCTTTTTGTACTATAGCTTTCATATTACACCACTGGTGGTGCTAGTGCGGATATATCAAAAGTAATGAATGAAGTGTTATCTTCTGGCTTACCATTTGCATATTGTTTAGTGATATATACTCTTTCATCTTCTAAAAAGTGATACTGGTCTGAAAACTCTATCTTTTGTGTTGAACCTACTGCCATAAAGTAATCTCTAGCCATTCCTACCGCCATTTTTCCAACTGGTTGGCTTACTGATTGTACGATTGTAGCAGGTATAGGCATAACTCCATAAACGAAGGTTCCGTTTAGTGTTGTAACTGTAGTCATTGCAAATATTTTGCCCCAATAATCAGAAGGATTAACAACCATTAATACATCATCTACAACCCTTTTCCCATCTCTAGTGAGCGGTAACATTACTTTAGTTCCTAATGTACCCGGTTGAAAGTCTGATAGTACTACAGATGCTTTAACAGGGTATACACCCTCAACAACTGCGCCCGCTAAATCTCTATTCATTCCAATAGGCTCGCCTTTTCCTGTTCCAACTAATATTGCAGATTCTAAAGCCATTGCCATAGATTCGCCAAGTATTTCTCTTACAAATTTATCTAACCATACTGGACCTAAATCAAGCATAGCTTTTGCAACTGGTACATAGGCAGATAATTTATATAATTCTGTGCTTTCTTTCTTAAATGCAACTTCTAGTTTCTTAGTGATAGCGCCTACAAGTGGACCCCACCATGCAGCTTCAACTTCATTGTTTCTTGAAATAAATTCACTAATACCTGTAGTGTTTACAAACTGAATTTTTGAAAGTAAAGGATGATTAGCTTTTAAGTCCTCGAATACTCTTTCAAATATTGTAGCTGGCATAAGCTTTTCAGAACCTGCAAATCCACCAGCGGTAATAACTTCATTGTAATATGTTCTTTCTGCTGCGGTTATTGCGTTAAATCCTCTTTTATTCATAACTTCACGATCAAAATTATTCTCTGACATTGCAGTTTTCGCCTCTGCTAACACTCTTGTTTCAATTCCTTTTGCTAAGTTTGTGAACCCTTTTGCAATACCCTCATTATCTTTTGATTCAATTGCTTTTGATAGTTCATTTTGCACCTCTAACATTTCTTTGTTTTCTACTTCTACATTTACCATTTTAGCCATTTGTAATTCCTCCTAATATTTTATTTATAAAAATTCTCTATGAATGTATTGTATAAGTTTAGATCAGTTTCTTCTGGAACCTCAACTATTGGAACCTCAACTACTGGTGTTTCAACTGGTGCTACTTCAACTTTTGGGATTTCTTTTTTATATTTGTTTACAATAGTATCTTTAATACTTGTTTGCGGTTCCTCTGTCTCTGCAACCGCTTCTATAACTTCATTTGCAAATCCTAAGTCTTTACATTCTTGTGCGGTTAGCCATGTTGCATCTGATATTAGCTTCGTAAGTTCTTCATCAGTTCCTACAAACTTTTCTTGATAACTAGCCTTTACTGCGGTATCTATCTTGTTTAAGTCCTCTACCATCTTCATAAGTTCATCAGCATTTCCGAAAGCCATTGTAGAAGCTTTATGAATCATCATCATACTATTGTCAGGCATGAATATAGAATCAGCTGCCATTGCAATAATACTTGCGCCACTGCCT